TTTTGCTCCATCCATTGACCGATAGCGTAGTTCACTGTGCCGTCTACTTCCTCGGAAAGCTCTGCCTTAGCAGCAGCTACTTGCTTATCGAGTTCAGCAGCAAAGTGCTCTACAAGTCTGTCATACTCTTCAGAGATTTTCGCTTTGACAGCAGCCTCAAAAATGGTCTTTGCTTTCTCAGCGAACTCTTCAGAGAGTTCTGTGCCTTCTACTAGAGCGGCAACATCAGCGGAAACATCGAGTTCCTCAAATGAGGGCTTGATGGGGTATCCAACAGAAGGACCAGTGCTGGTAGCATATGCTACATCTGCTCCAACTGATGGCATTGGATCAGCACCGCCCTTAGCGCGTTGCTGGGGATCGCCAGATACCTGCGAAACAGGTGCTGCCGCTTTAGCGCCAGGGTTCTCCTCGCCATCATCATCGTGCTCGTTAGGAGTGGTGGAAGTTCCACCTAGATCAGCAGCAGCTGATTGTCCAGGAGCAACCGATGGTTGAACTGAGGGCATAGGATCCTTTCCGCCACCAGAACTAGTCTGTGCGTCAGAAACCTGAGAGGGCTCACTACCTGTGCCAGGAATAACGTTAGCAGAAACTGTTGGCATAGGATCGCCAGCTTCCACAATCACCTTCTGCTCGGTAACGAACTCCTCAAATTTTTCGTTTAGCATATCTGACATTTGAGTTTACCTCGTAATTTCCGTATAATTAATCTAAGTTTATTTATAGAATCAAAGTTTTCCAAGGAAATCCTCAAACACTTTGAGGGTCCTTGCTTCTAGATCACGACGAGACTCGTCGATGTATCTGCGGTATTTATCAACTTTTGCTTCCTTGAGAATTCCGTTATCCCAGACCCACTCTTTACCTTCCATAATTCCGTTGACAAATGCGTCAGGTGCGGAAGGATCTGCTACAATATCAGCAGCAGTGGTGAGCATGAAGTCATCGCGGACAACTGAGATACCTTCTTGCTTTTCGATGCTTCCCATACCACGGGAGGAAACACCAAGTTGAACGCCTTCGTCTAATAGAGACTTAGCGATCTTACCCATTGGAGTATCAAGGATTTGTGCCTTGCCCATGAAGTTATTACCTTCAGCGCGGAGACTTACAATTCTGTGTGATACTCTGTCAAGGTTGATGGTAGGACCATCGGGATGACCCAACTCACCAAGAGCACGCTTGGTTTTTACATACTCTTCGTTGTATCTCTCTACCTCGCGGTTGAGAACATCGAATGGGTATCTGCGACCATTGCGATTTGTTAGTTCTGATTGAAGAAAGACACCCTCAATGTAGAGTAGTTTCTTTCCGTCCTTTTCTTCAGTAAGAATTTGAACGTCTTCAATCTGTTCCGTTATCAGTTTCATCGGTTTCGGTCTCGGTTGGTTCATCAAAGAATGTCTTCGCAACAACCTGCTTGTATGTTGCCATAGCATCGGATGCTTTAGCAAAAAGCAGATCATGAATAGCATCAATAGCAGATGCTCTGTCATTGTCGCTGATCTTATCAACGATGTTTACAATGCCAGGTTCAGGGTTTTGTTGTTCCATAATAACAATTCAGTATAATTTATTTATTAGATGCGGAAGGTTTAGGCAATGCCTTTGCTTTTTTAATCTCACGATCCATATTCGCATCAGCTGCTTCACCTTCTCTTTCCGCACTATCATCTGCTTGCATACCAGTAATCTCTGGTTGGAATGCAGTGTTCTGTGCAGTCATAGTATCCAGCATATTTGTCTGCGCTGGATCAATAGCAATACCTGCATCAATTTCTTTACGCATTTGTTTATCAATTTCCTTGAAGTCATTATCTTTTTGACCAAGGATATGACGACGAATATACTCAACAGAGAAATACTTTCCAACAAAAGGATCCATTTGAGTAACAGACATCATTCTTTGATTCATCATTTCAATTTCTTTTAGTTCATTGAAATGATTATCAAAGAGATAGTCATACTGGATATGCTCCTTCATGTCATCCCAGTCTTCTGGGGAGATTACTCCCTTGAGGATGAGTTGGGTTTTGAGAATATCGTGGAATAGTTCGCTGAATCGCTTGCGGAGACGACCGATGAACTTAGTAAACTTGAGTTCATCCCTGAGAACCTCTGTGGTCTTACCAAGATTAAACCCTTTGTTGTCATCCGTAAGACGGGAAGGTGGTAGGTTGAGTGAGTTGTAAAGTTTCTTTTTGAAATACTCAACATCCTTGAGTTCACCAAGGTTCTGACCGCCTGGGAGTGTAGTGATCTCAGTTCCTCTACCACCTTCACGACGAGGGAGCCAGAAGTCTTCAAGCATTGACATATGCTTTTTATCATCACGCATCTCTCCTGTTTGCGCGTCATAGACAAGTTTGTTTCTGTAGCGCGACATTACATCGCGTAGGTATTGTTCCGCTTTTACTTTAGGAAGATTGCCAACGTCGATGTAGAAAATTCTACGCTCAGGTGCGCGTGATAGTCTGTAGATAACAAGACTATCTTCGATCATTCTGAGTTGATTGAGTGACTTGATTGCCTTGTGTAGGAAACCAAGTGTCATTCTTTTGTTGAGATCTTGAAGACCTGAAGGACAGAAAGTAATACTGTCCACTGCCATCTTCACGCCTTGTGACAGAGACATATCACCAACTGGTCCAAGAACACCGCCCTTGTAAAATCCCTTCGGGTTGTAAAGATAGTAGTCAACAAACGTACCATATTCATACTCAAGTGCCGTGCCTTTGATTGCTGCTTTTGCTAGAGAGTCTTTCGGGGTGTTGTCAATTTTTTGACGGACTTTCTTGATCTTCATCGGATCAATATAACGAAGTTCCGTAATTCCTTTCTTGGGATTATCTAGATCGATAACTTTGTGGTAGAATAATCTACCGTCGATATACCAAGTTCTAACAATCTCATGTGCGCGATTGTCAAAATTTAGAAGACGTTTGATATAATCAAACTCATTACGAATTTTATTTTTTACTCCAGCGCCAACTTCGAGATTGTCTAGATTAATTTCAACAGGAGAATCGTAAGCATCACTTACGATAAACTCGTTTACAACTTCGTCAACAGCACTATCCACCTCAGGGTGAATTGCCATGTCACGATACCTACGAATCATCTCAAACTCATTGCGAGCTTGATTATCCGTATCTACATATGTTCCATAATACCCACCTGCCGCTACGGCAATGGGCTCATCAGCAGAAGGAGGGACAGGGGATTGCCCCTTCTGCCCCTCCTTTCTGTTAATCTGGAAGCCAAATAACTGACTCATGATTATAATTCAAATAGTTGAGCGTTCAACTATTTATCAGACTACACCAACGTTAGAAACGCCACTCTTAGTTCCGCCTTCAGCAGTGAAGTAAGAATACTGCCATTCAACTGAGAACTCTTCAATTTGATCATTGCTATCATAAGCAAGATCGATTGCAGAAACATTAGTTGGGAAGCAATACTTAAGAGTATAGGTTCTTAGAATTGCGCCTTCTTCAGAAGCATCTTTCTCAAGTTGTTTGACACCAAGATCAGCCATGTAACCATTGGTTGAATCTGGAGTAAAGAGAGGTGCAGTGTTGCCCTCGTGAGTGTTGATGCTATTTGCCCACTGCTCGAAGAAAGCACGGAGTTTGAAGTCCTTATCGTTGAAGAAGGTTGTAGTCCAAGTATCGAAGGTACGATCACCTGCGATCTTGACTGTTCTTCCTCTGAAAGGAACTTCGATTACGCCTAGGTTTGAACCTGGGAGCGCAGCAGACTTACAAAGAATATTTGTAAGATTTTGATCTTCCGTACCCAATTTGATTGGTTGTGGGAACTGTACATCGATCAGGAACATGTTGGGCTTCACGCCCTGACCGATAGTTTGTAGGAATGAACTTACGTTTGACGATGCCATTTGTTTTTACCTCGTGTTGTTTTCTCTATAACTAATTATCATCTACCGACAACTTCAGCAAACGAGACGCCCGTTCTAGTAGCAGTTACAGTAACCGTTACATAGTTGATAGAGCGTGTAGGCTTGAGGTAGAGTTCTGCAACAAATTCATTACGATCAATAACTTCTGGTGTATTGTTGCTTTCATCGCAAACAACTAAGAAGTCAGTAACGCCTCTACGTGCTTGAACCTCAGAGAGGTATGAATTCATAGAAGCGGCAAATCCGCCACGAGTTGTGCTATCGTTCTGCTCGAAGAGTACGCCTTCAGCAAGTGCTCTTGCTCTCTTCTCAACATTGAGGAAGAGACGGCGAACATTGATTCTGTCGAATGCAGAGGGAGATGCTAGTGCAGTCTTGTCTCCAAATAGAACAGGACCAGCACCAGGAAGCGAAACGATAGGATTGATAGCGTTAGTGTAAAGATCGTCTCTTTGTGCTTTGTTAGGATTGAACGCTAGTCTTACAACATTTTGTAGACCACCACGATTTAATCCAGCAGGCGAGAACCAATCATCTAATGAAGTGCTAGTTGAAACACAAAGACCAGCAACATCACCGTTGCAACCAACATAACGGTACTTATCGTTGAAACGATCGTAGGTGTACTTGACACCGCTGTCTAGAACAACATAGGAAGAAGAACCAATGTTTTCGAAAAATTCGATTGTGTTTGCTAGTTGTTCTGCAGGAGTTAGAGCAGCACCACCCTGAGTTGCAACCTGAGTTCCAGACCAAGGTGAGAGGAATGCGACACAATCCTTTCTGCTGTTAGCAATTGCTGCAACTGCAGCTGCCTTAGCTTTAGTATCAGTTTCATCAGCACCGTCACCACCCATGAGTACAAAGTCAACAGTGGTTTCTTCGGTGTCTAGGAATAGATCATATGCTGCTTGAATTTCGCCAGAAGTATATGCGTAGTCATCAGCACCACCAGATAGAGCACCACCTGCGCTAGGTAGAATTCTTGCGAGTTCTAGTGGAGCAGCAGAAGTAGCACCGTAGGATGCTGCAGTAGCACCAGGATCTTCTCCAGCAGTTGTTACTTCAGCAGCACTGAGAGCAGCACCAGCATAGATGTAACCTGAATACTCATTAACATAATCCTTCCAGTATGCTGAAGCACCTTCGGGTGTCTTAGCATCAGATAGTTTTGAAAGATATGTCATTCTTTCAAGAACTGTGTTAGTTGCGGTATCGATAACAGCAACGTGTACTTCGTCGAGTGAAAGGAAACGCTCAGAAGCGAAAGCAGATGTGCCAGGACGTGGAGCGATTGCTTTATAGGTTAGACCAGTGTCAGCGATTGCTTGTGAATTATAATCCCAAACAGTTACGGTTTCGCCAGCACCTGCGGTAGGAGCAGCAGAACCTTTGATGATTTCAAAAGTGTCATCGTCGGTTACCTTAACAACCTCGTGACCTACAGCAGCACCGTCTGTGTATGTACCACCAACTGATAGACCGTGAGCGGTCTTGGTGACTACGTAGTCAGCACCACGGTCAATGATTACAACGCGAAGGTCGTTACCGTTAGCACCAGCATATCTAGCAGCAAACTTCTCTGAAGTTACGCCAGCATCAAAAGCATCCTTATCACCGATAAGAATACCGCTACCAGATTCGGTAGCGTTTAGAACTCCAGTTGCTGCTCTAACAACTGCGAGTTGTCCGCCGTAGCGGAGGAATTCGGAAGCAACCAACCAGTCAGCAGCATTAGCCTCAGCTGGTGTACCGAACGTATCGATAAGTTCTCTTTCAGAACTAATGTTTACAATTTTGCCTACAGGTCCAGTGCGGAAAGATGAAGCAATAGCACCAATAATTGAAGATGCTCCTACAACGACTGCATTGGAAAAATCACGTTCTCTAATAACAACACCAGGCGAGACTTGACTTGCCATGTATTTTACCTCTTAGATATCAATTTTATCTAAATCTATTTAGATTTTTGACTTGTTCAGAGGTGGTGAACAATGCATGAACTACCAATCTGGATATCCCCAATCCGAGAATGGATCACGCTTCTTCCTACTATCTATTACTCTTTTGACAGTACAGTCTTTACATTCGTATGCATATGCTGATGGATGACCTTTTTTATTTTTACGTGTCAAATAAAACTCAGAGATCAAGTCCTTCTTTACACCGCAAGTTCTACATCGCCTCTCTTTGAAAAGAAGATGTTCCAGACTGAACTGATCCCCAATATCCATTAGTAGTTCCACATATAACTGACTTCTTCTTGGGTGTTTCCGTATTCCCACAGATTGCCTTCTGCATCAATGAAGGTATCGTCACCCATACCATCATCAATAAACCCAAAAGGAGCCATGTCTTGCTCAATCTGATTTCTTTGTTCATCATAAATTCTCCTTCTAACATCTTGATCAGTCATCTCTTTGAAGTATTCTTGCATGACTAACCATGCAAAGAGAACCATACACATTACAAGGTCATCATGGTATCCTTCGTCTGCTTCCCACGCTTGTTTCTTTTGAACAAATGTGGTAAGCTCTTGGAAGATCTGGAAGTCGTTGAAGAGTAGTTTGTCTTCTTCAATAATTGCTTTGAGGTTAGCGCAACCAATCTTCTTCACGGTCACGCTCATTTTAACACCTAGTTGTGTTTTGTTTCCTGAGAATCCTTGTCCGACGATTTGACCCGCTCTGCCGCGCATAGCGCACATAAGCACGTTAGGATATTCCAAATCGTAGTTAAGAGTAGCAGCAATACTATCACCGATATCATTGACTTCTACCAGAACATATGGGTTATTATATTCTTTACAAACTTGGAAAATTACTGAGGGAAACAATACAGGTTTAATCTCATTATTTCTATACTTCGCAACGATCTTATACGGCATCGTGGTGATATCAAACACGACGAAAGCACTATAGTCGCCACCAATTCCTCTGGCAACGTCCACAGTAATAATATATTCGTGATCCTTTTCGACTCTCTCATACACGTCAAGTCCTGCATTGCTAGCTATGGGATCTGCGAAAGGAATAGTTTGTAGTTTTGCTGGACTGATTAGAGTGTCAGCAGATCCAAGGAAGTCACACTCAAACTCCTGTGCGAACTGTCTTGGAGATGTGTTCTTGATTGTTTCTTCTTTCCACTTGGCATCCCTTCCTGGGACTTGTGACCAGTGGACTTCATTAGTTACATAATCATTTTTACCACGTCTAGCATCTTCCCACATCTTATAGAAGTGGTTCATGCCATTAGGCGTGGAGATGATAATTACTTTCGTTGATTTACCAGACGTAATAGTAGGATAAACAGAGGCAAAGAATTGCTCTGCAACATGGTTTGGAACGAACGCAAATTCATCGAGGAAGAGGATATTGAACGACATGCCTCGGACAGCACTTGCAGATGTAGAAGCAGCCAGAATCTTTGATCCATTTTCAAGTTCGACATTACCCTTGTTCCATACGAGAATACCATGTTGCATCCACTTAGGCAAGTTCTCGTAAGCAAGTTGTAACCTACCTAGGAGTTCACGAGCGGTACTAGCTTTGTTAGCCAGAATACCAATATTAACGCTATCAAAGAAAATTGCATAATAAAGAAGATAAGCGACAACCGTAGTAGACTTTCCTGTTTGTCTTGGGAGCTTTGCGATGTTGAATCTGTTTTCATGGAAGTCTTGCAGAATTTCCTTTTGAAAATCATACATCTTGAAAGGTACTAGACCTTCATCAAGAGAGATAATTTTAATATAATTCATCGCAAAATAGATAGGATCATTCTTACACTTGATCCATTCATCAATTTGCTTTTTTGTAAATTGAATTGGGGTTCCCGCCTTCTTCAGGTTCGGGTTGCCCAAATATACATCATTACTAGTTGCCACAACAATCAGATCACTACTGACTATTTATCCTCTGGGTAATCTTCCTCTAGTTGTGTCAATCGTTTTGCCCAAGTGACACCACCTTCCTTGCCTACGCATGGATTGATACAAGTGTCATCACCAAGGCGATTACACACCAAGCCAGCAAGATCCAACTCATTTCCTAACTTTCCTGTTCCCGACCAGTAGTGTTGTCCGTTGATCCACAAAGCACCACACTTAGGACATTCTTTTCTTTCAATAGAAAGATCGGACATCTCTTTGTCGTTCATTTGTCATACTCCTTGAGGAACTTTTCAAAGTTGTTGGTATCCTTAATAAGTTGCCTCTTAAGTTTCCAACCCATCCACTTCATCTGAAGTCGGATGAACGCATATCTAAGTTGTAGATCTACGTAAGCAAAGATCTTCAAGGTTTCATCGACGCCAGCAATCGCTACCAAGAT